CTGCTGGAATACCAAAGCATCGACTCAGAAAAAGATGACTGCCTGCGCTATGTCGCTGCCGCAAATCCCGCAGCAGTCCTGGCCCTGATCGCCGAGAACGATCGGCTGCAATCAGCTGCCAGAACGCTTGAGCGCCTCTGCTACACGGACAATGGTGGAGAGCTGTGGAAGCCACCAATCGGCAAGAAGCCTGACTTTGCCCTGATGGACCAACTAAAGACTGAGAACGAGGCGATGCGTGAATCGAACGACAAGCTCACCCGCCGCAACGGGATGCTTGAGCAGAACGTCGAAATCATGACCGAAACGCACATCCTCTACACATGGCTGCGCAAAAAGTGTGATCAGCCGAACAACGACGTGGTGGCCGTGCACATGAACATCGGCCACGACTGGGCCACAGTTCACGATCTGGATACCGATCTACGCGCAATGATCGAGCGGGAGGAGCCATGACCGACAAGATCAGCGTCAACTGCCAGGCCAAGCTCTCCGAGGCCATCACCAAGCTGAGCGCCATGTTCCGCGACAAGAAGTTCGTCGTGGTCAGCCTGCGCCCGGGCAAGGACCGCACGCTCGACCAGAACCGTCTGTGGTTCGCGATGTACAAGCGCATCGCAGAGATGACCCAGATCGGTGATGAGGCCGACGCTCGCCGGTACTGCAAGTTGCACATCGGCGTGCAGATCCTGCTGAACGAGGATTCGGGATTCCAGGCTGCTTGGTACCGGGTCATGCGCCATCTGCCCTACGAGGAGAAGCTGGCCTTGATGGGGGAGCACAAGCTGTTCGGGCCGGACGGGTTCCCGGTGACCAGCCTGTTCAACCGCGCCCAAGGCGTGGCGTACACCGACCGCATCGTCGCGCGCTTCGCACCCCAGGGCGTGTACTTCGATGACCTGCTCAGCCAGGAGGCTGCATGACGATTGAACGGAAGCAGCCCAAGCCGAAGAAATGCCGCGTCGCTACCTGCAGGGCCTCATTCGTCCCCTCGCGGATGGGGCAGGCAGTTTGCAGTCCGGCATGCGCATTGATCGATGCGCCGAAGAATCAGGACAAAGCCCGCAAGGCCATTGCCCAGCGCGACCGCCGCGAGATCCAGGTACGCAAGGAGAAGCTGAAGAGCAGGGCGGATCACCTTCGCGAAGCCCAGACCGCTGTGAACGAATACGTCCGCCTGCGTGACGCGCACCTGCCGTGCATCAGCTGCGACTCGATGCCGAACGACAACGATCTCATGACCGGCAGCCGATGGGACGCTGGGCACTACCGTTCTGTGGGCGCCTGCCCGGAGCTGCGTTTCGAGCCGCTGAATATTCACCGCCAGTGCGTGAAGTGCAATCGCAACTTGTCCGGTAACGCAGTCGAGTACCGCATCCGGTTGGTGCTGCGCATTGGCGCCGAAACCGTGGCTTGGCTTGAAGGGCCTCATGAGGCACGCAAGTACACCGTCGAAGATATCAAGGCCATCAAGGCCGAATACCGGGCAAAAACAAGAGAGCTGAAGGGGAGAGCAGCATGAAGATCAACTCAGCACGACAGGCGTGGCACGACTGCAAATACAACCCGGCCCCCGGCCAGTCCTCGGACGTTGTCCAGCTGGGCGTGGTGGTGCAGAACACGGAGCGCGGTCCTACGGCAAGCCATGCGGTACACGGCGCCATGGCCGGACACATCCAGTCTGTGATCGCTCGGCTGCACCCACAGATCCGAGTCTTCGGTGACTTCATGTATGCCGCGCACCAGAGCGACGATATCCGTGAAGCAGCAGAAGAAGTGGTGTTCCTCATGGTGCAGGGCAAGGCGCCACGGATGACGGCAGCCAAACGGGAGAAGCTGGAGTTCGTGGTGAAGGGCGTCATGAGCCGGTACCGCTACATGCACCAGGGCGGCCAGTCGGCAAATGAAGACCCGCTCGCCAACGCCGAGAAGTTCCGAGCGTGGTTGTGGCAGGTGTACGGGGTTCGGCTGGAGTCGTGCAACTGGGAGCGGGATTGGGGCGGTGTGCTGCAGCTGATTTTCGAATGCTGCGAGGATCTGGATCGCCGCGCACTGAGTCCAGTTGCGGCGGTAATTTACGAAATGCGCGAGGCCGCTTGAGGGCCTATTGCGTTCCCGTGCGGCTAGTGGCATATTAGCGCCATCCTGATAATTTTGCCTTCGGCAACCCACCATGAATTTAGAAGATATTTCCGGGTTGGTTGCGTACGACGAGTCGTCTCAAACTGGATTGAGATGGCTCGTTGATCGAAGGGGTACTGTGCGAAAGGGTGATCCAGCAGGGTCGCTTCTTGAGCATGCGAAGACTGGGCGAAAATGTTGGCAGGTTCAGTTGGGTGGAGTGGTCCAGTTGGCTCATCGAGTGATTTACTCGTTGTGCACAGGAGATCAGATCCCAGAGGGGTCACAGATCGATCACTTCGACGGTGACGCCACCAACAACAGGTTTGAAAATCTTCGGCTCGTCGAATCTGTTGGCAACATGCGCAATAAATCGCAGTACGCCACCAACACCACGGGCACGACCGGCGTTAGCCTAACCAGCAAGGGCTACTACCAAGCGTCCGCCCAAGGGCTTGATGGCAAGTCGCTGTACAAGTGCTTCTCCCGAAAAAAGCACGGAGATGCACAGGCGCTCAAGATGGCCTCTGAATGGAGATCAAGCCGAATGGCTGAGCTCAACGCCCAGGGCGCTGGATATACCGAAAGGCACTTATCGCATTGAGTGCGCTGATTCAAGAAAACCCGGCCACCGCGCCGGGTTTTTTATTGCCTGAAATTTGCGTGGTAGAGCAGTGGTCAGCTCGCCGGGCTCATAACCCGGAGGTCGATGGTTCGAATCCATCCCTCGCAACCATTTCACTGTAGCCAGGACAGCCCTCGGGAAGGCCTGGACGTCGATAGCCGGATAGTGCGACGTACGGAATCAACACCGGCAGCCCGTGCACTCTTCCTCACATGCTTGTGGAGTGGCGCGAGACTGAATCAGCGCGATCGATGCATAGGGGTGTCGACGCTAGGAACGTCTTCGGCTGACAGCGGGAAAGACCGCGCACCTATTCAGGGCCTCGACATTGATCGGGGCTTTTTAGTTTTCGGCTCCACCACACCCATTGCTCCGAGCTGGGAGTGCTGCTGGAGCTGATTCAAATCCTGCCACGGAGTCGAGCGCATGGATTATTTGCACCGCCTGCTCGACAGGTTGGATCTGTTGATCGCCGGCATGTTCGGCGTGATCGTCGCCAGCTGGTGGCACAAGGACGACCTGACCGATTGGCGCGCCTGGCTGATCTTCCTCACCACCGGTGTGGCGTGCGCCCTGTACCTGACTGGGATGGTCAGCGCATACCTCGGGGTGACAGAGCCGAACACTGTTGCCGGCGTGGGCTTCCTGCTGGGCACATTCGGCGGGTCACTGCTGGCAGCCATCAACCGCGCCATCAAAGCCGCTGACCTCTGGGCGCTTATCCGCCAGCGGTTCGGGGGAGGCAATCCACCATGAATCTTGAACTGATCAACTCCATCGCCTGCGGCTTGATTGCGGTGTGGGCGACCTGGTGTGTACTGAGCGGGAAGGTGAGGGACGGCATCCTGGGCAAGCTGATCTATTCGACGATCGCCATCAGTGGATTCGTCGTAATGGCTCGCAACCAGAGTGTCTTCTTCGGCCCAAGCTCTGCCGGGATCACATTGCACGCGTCCCTGGCCCTTGCCGGTGCTCGACACGTCTTCATGGTCACCTGGTGGCAGCCGGTCAAAGCATGGCTATGCCGCACGCTCAATTGTGAGCACTGCATGGGCTGCCCGAAAGCGCCGGAAGGCGTAGAGCGGAGAAAGCCGTAAGGTCGCGACACGATCCACGAATCAACAAATTGTGTCGCGACACGGGAGGAGTGGATGAACAGGCCATACCCACCCGCAGCACTACTTGAACTGTCTGACCTGTCCGACTTCGGAATACGTCTGACCCCAGCCCCGGAAGTGTGGGAGTGGTTACAGGCTGAAATCCTTGTGGACACCGGCAGCATCCACAACGAAGACCATGCCCATCTACTGGATGCAGACATCCGGATCATGTGGGCGTCGTCGAGCTTCGCCAAGCAGGGGCGCACGGTTCTGGGTCAGGCAGAGCAGGTAGCGTTCCGTGCTGGTGGCTGGCAGAAAGCCCGGATGGAGCAACAGATGCGTGATTGGTTCGGCGACGTGCCGGCCTACATCATCACACTGGCTGCCGACTACTGCGGCCAGTGTTCCGACGTGGACTTCTGCGCACTGGTTGAGCATGAGCTCTACCACATCGCTCACGCCAACGATAAGTACGGGCAGCCAGCCTTCACCAAGGAAGGCGCGCCCAAGCTTGAGATGCGCGGACACGACGTTGAAGAGTTCGTCGGTGTTGTCCGCCGCTATGGTGCGAGCCCCGACGTTCAAGCGTTGGTGGATGCTGCAAACAGCCCTGCCGAGGTGGGGAAATTGAACATTGCGAGGGCCTGCGGAACCTGCCTGCTAAAGCTGGCGTAATCCATGACGGGCCCCTGACGGGAAATATCCTATGGCGACCCTGAGCAACGAGGTCAAAGCCTTCATGGTTCAGGCCTTGGCCTGCTTCGACACGCCATCGCAAGTGGCGGCAGCGGTCAGGGAGCAGTTCGGTATCGAACTGACCCGGCAGAAGTGCGAGTCGTACGACCCCACCAAGAGTGCAGGCCGTGACCTCGCCAAGCGCTGGGTGACCATGTTCCACGACACCCGCCAACGCTTCCGCGACGACACCGCAGACATCCCGATCGCCAACCGTGCATTCCGATTGCGTGCCCTTGGCCGGATGGCTGAGCGTGCCGAGAACACGAAGAACCTTGCGCTGGCCGCCCAGTTGATGGAGCAGGCAGCCAAAGAGACTGGCGGGGCATACACGAACAGACAACAGGTGGATTTGAGTTCCGCTGATGGCTCGATGAGCCCCAAGGCGGCGCCAACCGGAGTAGATGCGGCCCTCGTTAAGGCCCTGGTAGACAAGCTGGTTGACTGATGGCTATCAAACCGATCGAGTGGGACACGCTTTCCGTTGGCGAGCGTGCCGCCTTGATCGCAGCGGGCGAGCATAGTCCTCTGGCCTTCACCAGCCTCTGGTTCAACATCACCCAGGGCGACAGCTTCAGGACGAACTGGCACCACCACTATTTCGACTACGCCGCCCGCAAGATGCTGGAAGGCGAAGCGCAGAACATCGTCGTCAACATTCCACCAGGTGGCACCAAGACCGAGTTCTGGTCGGTGCACCTGCCGGTCTACACGATGGTCAAGCACCGCCGGGTGCGGATCCTCAACACCAGTTACTCCAAGAACCTGGTGGACGAGAACAGCGAGCGCAGCCGCGCCCTGGTCAAGTCTTCCGAGTTCCGCGAGTTCTACCCCTTCGACATCGAGAAGGACAAGGTAGACGACTGGACGCTGGCCAAGGATGGGAAGCGCGTACACCAGCTGTTCAGCCGCTCGAGCGGCGGTCAGATCACTGGTGTTCGTGGCGGTTACATGGGCGACGGCTACACAGGCCACATCCAGGCGGATGACTGGGACAAGATCGACGACCTGTTCAGCGAGGCCAAACGGCGCAAGTCGCACACGCGCCTGGTGAACACCCTGCGCAGCCGGAAGGCGCACAGCGGCACACCATTCGTTGCGATCCAGCAGCGCGGACACGTCGACGACTCGACCGCGTTCCTGCTGTCCGGCGGCATGGGCCTGAAGATCGATCTGCATATCAAGATCCCGGCCCTGGTCAATCAGGAATACATCGACAGCCTGCCCGACGGCATCCGCGAGCGCTGCATCAAGTGCGTATGCGGGTCGGAGAAGGTTGACGGCTACTGGTCGTACTGGCCGGCAAAGGAAAACGTTCACGACCTGATCGCGCTGCGTACGGCTCACCCGTACACGTTCAGCAGCCAGTACATGCAGAACCCCGACACGCTTGACGGCGGGATCTTCTCGGCTGACGACTTCCAGTACTACGGCGACGTGGATGCCGGGGCCGATCTGCCGGTGCCGGAGAAGTTCGACTATCGCTTCATCACCGCCGACACCGCCCAGAAGACCAACACCTGGAACGACTGGACTGTGTTTGCGGAGTGGGGTGTGGCCGAGGGACGCATCTACCGGCTGAGCATGAAGCGCGGCCGGATGGATGCGAAGACCCTGCGCCGCGAGTTCGAGGCATTTGTCAAAGGTGCTTGGGCCAAGAACGGGAAAGCCAACGGCATCCTGCGTCGGGTCTACGTCGAGGACAAATCGAGCGGCACCGGCCTGATCCAGGAGATGGAGAAGCGCCTGCCGCTCAAGGTGACGCCTGTTCCGCGCGATCGCGACAAGCTGACCCGCGCACTCGATGTGCAGGGCTTCCACGCCGCCAAGCTGGTCTGTCTGCCGTACGACGACAGCCAAAACTACGAGTTCGTGTGTGAGGTCGCTTCCTTCACCGCTGACGACAGCCACAAGTACGACGACCAGACCGACGTGATGATCGACGCCTTGTCCGAGGTTTACATCAAGGGCAAACGCTCCATTCGCGACCTCCTATGACCCATTGGTGAAAACATGAGCAAGAAGGGCTTAGTGCCGGCCGACAAGCAGCTGGGCAAGGCCCTCGTTAAGGCGGCCAAGAAGTACGAGGCATCGATCAAATCCTCGAGTGATGGCCTGGTCAACGTTGTGTCGGGCCTTGGCACTCAGAAGGCCAAGCGTTCGCACAACCAGTTCCAGTACGGCTTCCTGAACGACTTCCAGCAGCTCGACGCGGCATACCAGACCAGCTGGCTCGCTCGGGCGATCGTGGACTACCCAGCCGAGGACATGACCCGCGAGTGGCGCACCCTCAAGTGCGACGACGCGGACGTGATTCGGGCTGAGGAAGACCGGTTGAACCTGCCTGCCATGGTGAGTGAGGCCACAAGCTGGGCGCGCCTGTACGGTGGCGCCGGCATCCTCATGCTGACCAATCAGGACCTGACCAAGCCGCTCAAGCCGGAGAAGATCAAGAAGGGCGACCTGTACCGCCTGCTGGTGATCGATCGCTTCGACATGACGGCGATGGACCTGAACCAAACCAACATTCTGGCCGCGAACTACTTGCAGCCTGAGTTCTACACCATCGCCGCCGGCGCCCAGATGATTCACTGGACGCACTTCGCTCGGTTCGCCGGTGCCAAGCTGCCACGCCGTCAGCGTGCGCAGACGCAGGGCTGGGGCGACTCAGAGTTGCGCAAGTGCCTCGATGACGTGATGGACATCGTTGCCAGCAAGGACGGTATCGCCGAGCTGATGCAGGAAGCGAACGTCGACATCATCACGCGCGAAGGCCTCTCGGATGAGATGGCAAGCGATCAGGACGAAGCCATCACGGCGCGCTACGCCCTTTTCAGCATGATGAAGTCCTCGATCAATCTGGCGCTGTTGGACGCCGACGAGAAGTACGACCGCAAGACCCTCGATCTTTCCGGGGTTGCGCCCGTGCTCGACCTGCTCATGACCTGGCTTTCCGGTGCAGCTGACATCCCTGGCACTCGTCTGTTTGGCGAGGCCGCAAAGGGACTCAGCAACGGCGGCGAAGGGGACATGAACAACTACCACAACTCTCTGTCTTCGAAGCGCCAGGTTCAAGTCGACCCAGGTCTGCGCCAGATCGACGAGGTGCTGGTGCGCTCGGCTACAGGCAAGTGGCTGGAAGACTTCAACTACGTCTGGAACCCGTTCCAGCAGCCTGACGCGGTCGAGATTGCCCAAGCCAACAAGGCCAAGGCCGAGACCGACATCCTGTACAAGGATGCCGCGATCGTCACCACCAGCCAGATCCAGCGCCGGCTCCAGGCCGAAGAGCTCTATCAGTTCGACGACGACAAGATCGCCGCGCTGGAAGAGGACGAAGACCTGACCATGTTCAACGACCCGCCGACAGGTAACGACGATGAGTAAGCGCAAACCAGTGTTTGTTCGTGCCGTTCGAGTGTGGCCAATTTTCTGGTGGGCTCCATGCCACCAATGCGGTGATGAGTTCAGGCGTGAATTGGGGTGGCTCACAACCTCCGACCATATACCCAACGCCCGTTTTTACTTCTGCTCAGGATGTGCGGATAGCCACGACGCAGCATTGAGCTTGGCGCCGATTCGCCACGTAGAACTGCGCTTACAGCCTCCGGCTTGCCGTCCACCACGGAACCCATAACCGATGGACATGATCGGCATCCAGTACAACGCCAAGCTTCAGCGGCTGGTGAAGCAGGTCAAAGCTGATATCTCAGCCGAGATCATGCCTCTGGTCCGCCAGCTTGCCCCGGAGTACACGCAGGACGCCGTGGTCACGACCGATGCCTGGTCAGACCTGATCCTGAGCGCGATGTCTCGCCTGATGCAGAAATGGCAGTCGGAGCGGGTCAGTGCTGGTGCAAACCGGATGGCCGCAGAGTTCGTGCAGTCGTCGCTCAAGAAGTCCGAGCGCGACCTGAAGAAGACGGCCGGCATCGATGTGTTCAGCGGCAACAAGACGCTGCAGGACTACCTGAAGGCATCCGCGCAGCAAAACGCGCTGCTGATTAAATCCATCCCGGCCAAGTACCTGGACGAGGTGCAGACGCTGGTGATGGCGAACATGCGCTCCGGCATGCGCCCCGGCTACATCGAGAAGGCGTTGCAGGAGCAGTTCGGCGTGACCCAGCGCCGGGCCAAGATGATCGCCCGCGACCAGACATCGAAGATCAGCGGCGAACTGGCCGAGAAGCAACAGACGGGCGCCGGCTTCGAGTACTTCCAGTGGATCGACTCGGACGACAGTCGCGTCCGGCACCGCCATTCGGAGATCGCCAACAAGGTCACCGCTTACGGCAAAGGGATCTACCGCTGGGACAACCTGCCGCTGAGTGCTGACGGCAAGCCGATCAAACCCGGCTCCGACTATCAGTGCCGGTGCATCGCGCGCCCAGTGAGCGCACGCGAGGTCAAGGCCAACCA